TGTCGATCAATCTCCGTGAGGGCACGACCGAATCGCTCCATATCAGAAGCGGCACCGTCTAGGTTTCGGAAGAATGGAAGCAGGTCGGCACCGCTTCGACCGAAAAGTGCAGTAGCCGCAGCTGTGCGTCGGGCAGGATCTTCGATGGACGACAGCGACTCGCCAATCTTGCGATATTGTTCCTCCGGCGACAGAGCGTTCAGTTCTTCGGCAGTGACGCCGATTTCGGCCAGTGCCTTCTGAGCCGCCTTGCTCTCTTCGTCCACTCCGAGCACCGACTTCTGGAGCCGACCAAATGCCGCGCTCACCGCGTCGATGCTAGTGCCGCTGCGGCGGGCTGCCTCGTCAAGCGTCTGGATGAATCCGAACGACACGCCGAGTTTGTCTGCGATGTTGCCGAGGTTCTCAACGCGATCCTCAAGTTGCGTCAGACCGCGGGCAACGGCCACTGCCGCTGCACCAAATGCAGCAACGCCGCCAACCGCGACCGTGAGCGGATTGGCCAAGCCCGCAAGCGACGATCCGATGCCGGAAAGACCCTGCGACAGCCCGCCAGAAAACACTCGCCCGAGTCCCTCGCCAGCCGACGACAGGCCAGAGATGCGGCCTGCGATGCTTCCAAGCGGGCCAGGCAATGCAGACAGCACGCCGCTCAGTTCGTTGAACTTGAGAACGCCGCCGTCTCCAGCAGCCTCGACGGCACGATCGTAGCCCTTGGCCGCCGACTCAGCCTTGACGAACGAAGCCGTTGCGGACGCCACAGCGCGGTCAAACGTCTCCTGCTGAATCCTGCCGGCCTGTAGGTGGGCCGTCAGTTCCTGCACCTGCTGGTCATACCGCTGCTGCGGCGTCAGGTTCGCTTGGATGATCCGAGCCGCGGCGGCCGATGCGTCTGCGCGGTCGCGTTCGGCCTGCGCGGCAGCCGCGTTCGCACCACTAGCCTCTGCCGCGGCACGGTTGTATGTCTCCTGCTCTATCGCACCTTGCGCGAGCAGCCGGTCGAGCCGCTCAAGCTCTGTTGCGCGACGCTCTTCCGCGGTGCGGTTCGCCTCCGTGACGCGGGCGCCTTCTGCAAAGACGGCCGCTTGCTCCTGAGCGGCTGCAGTCAGCCGCTCAAAGTCTGCCGCGAACTGTGTCGCACTTCCACCGTCTCGCAGGGTATTGATCAGTTCTTGAAACTGGCCGGCAACCTGCTCTTGGGCACGACCAGCCGCCTCGCTCGAGCCCTTGAACTTGTCAAAGACGCTGGTGAGTTTGTCGGCTTCAGTTCCCAGCCCGACGAGCGCACGCTGGACGGGATCGAGCTTGAAGCCCGAAGCGTCGGCGGAAATCCGCATCGCGAGTGAAAGGACGTTCGCCATCAACCACCTTCAAGGTTCGCCTTCAGTTGCTGCAACACGTCAATGATCTGATTCGTATGTTGCGGCGGCTTCTCAATAGGCACGAAATCTGACGGGCTCGGTGCCTTCCCCTTGCCCGAATACGGCGCGAGCATCGCCGACACGATCAATCCTGTCTGCTGCCAGTGGTTTGGAATCGCCTCGTAGTACCGCGTGTACGCCATCCACTCTGCCAGTTCACGGCAGGACATCCGCCGCTCTAACTCGCCTACCGTCATCTTCAAGTGGCCCGCCAAACGAAACAAAAATTGCCTCGTCGGGCGGAGGTTTAGTTTTTTGCGAGTGCCTCGACATCCTCATTCGTGACAGCGTTGTGCTTCATCGCCAGGTCGAACAACCGACTCATCACCTTCACCGACTTCGTGCCGAGTTTCTCGACCTGATCGTGCGTGAAGAGCGCCTTGCCGTCCTTGTCGCAGATGCACCGGACAAGCAGCTTCGGGCGCCACAATTCCATCTTTTCCTTTTTCTCAGCGAACTCCCGCTGGTACGCCTCCATTTCGCCCACGCTCATCACGCGGACGTAGACGGTTCCGCCCCACTCTTTGACTTCCACTGGTATGAGGTTCTGGTCGTTCGCCGCAAAGATGCCATCAGCCGTCAGGTCTACCATTGCAATTACTCCAAGACGATTTTGTAGGTGCCCTTGTGACGCCACACGTCATTCACTTTGGCGCCGATGTCAAGCGTCTGGCAGATCGCCTTGCACGACAGGGCGACCGTGATGATCGTCGCTGTTGCCGTGGCGACCCGTGCGGTCCCGCCAACGGCCAGAACGGCCTTGCGACCCCACTCACTTGAGCGGTTAAGCGCGGTCCCGAACGCCGTTATCTCGATGGACCCAGCGTCCATCGACCAGTACGCCGTGCCGGCAGTGCCGCCACGGCCTTGCGGCAGACCGCCGCCCACGAGCCACTTGATCTCGGTGATGTCACCGAGAGCGGTTCCGCCCCAGCTGGCCGTGATTCCTGACGTGACAATAGCGGCCATGACGGACTCCCGTCAGGCTCAACGCGCAATCGTGATGACAGCCTGCCCGCGAATGGCGTCGTTGGTCGCCAGCGTGAGAGACGAGCTTGCCACGGTGTAGTAGGACGCGGTGGTTCCGCCCAGGAAGACCGTGTTGCCCGCAACGCTGATGCGATACGTGCCCGTCGAGGCGTCGCTGATGACCACCGATCCGATGTAGTCGAACGTGAACTGACGCCCGCTGCCACCGTCCTCTGCCGCTGCGACAAGCGGACGCTGCATCGTTGCGGCCTGCTCGCCGGTCGTCTGGCCGAGGTGGGCGATGTCGATGGTCGAGTCACCACCGCCAGGGTTCGTGAACGCGATGGCGATGTTGGTGACGGTGTACTGGTTCGCGCCGAGGAACAGCTTCGTTCCCGAGCTGGCAACCGCAGTATCGTGGGGCGTGGCGAAATCAGGCACGGTGATCTCCTGTTATTCAGACTGCCAGAGGATGCTGTACGTTTGCGTGACCGAATACACGGGCGGTAGGTCGCCGCCAGCCAGCTGCACAAACCCGTCGGATTCGCTCTGCAGGCTCACGATCGACACGTGCATGTAATTTCCCACGCCGCCCGCGAAACCGTTCAGAACCGCCCGCACGCGGTCGGCAATCTGTCTTACTGCCGCATAACTCTCGGCATAGATATCGACCGCCAGCGAAACCGAGGGCATTCCCAGCGGGCCTCCAAGCGTCATTTCGCGGGTCACGTTTGACCGCCGCCAGGTGGCAAACGGCAGGGCCGCAGAGGCTGGGGCGATGACCGGGTAGATCCGGCCTCCCAACAGGGCCGCCACGTCTGGGTCGTTTTCCAGTTGGTCCATCACCAGCTGCTCAGGAATCTTTGTCATGGCGTGATGGTCCCCTGTGACGAGCGGCTGATGGTGCTGATTGCCTGCTCCAGCGTCAGGCGTAGTTCACGCTGGAGGATCTCCGCAATCGCCTGCTGCGACTCTCGGAACGCCGTCTCAACGGGAGGGCGACCACCGAGGCCGCCGGGACGCATGGGCGGGATACGGATCGGATCTCTCGACTTCTTAAAAAACGCTTGTGGATAGGGCGGGTTGGTCTGCACCGTCTTTCCGTCTTGGCTGGAAATCTTGAAGGGTCCGAGTTTGCGAAAACTTGATGCGTAGTAGTACCCGGCCGCCTTGAAGTTTTGGACGGCGTGCCCGGCAACGGCGTGACCGCCAATCTGATGTGCCCGCACGGCGAACGTCTTGCCCTTGCGGGTCATCTTGTATTCGCCACGCTGAAATGCACCGCGAGAAAACCCGCTGCGGCTGTAAGCCCTGACGGCAGTCATCTTGTCAATAAGCCGCTCGTCAGTGCCGTTCTCCAGCCACCACTGATGAAACGCCCGGTCTGGCCCGGCTCGGACGCTTCCGCCGGCTGCACTAGCAGATGATTCACTTCCGGCGCGGTTGTATCCAATGAGCCCGACTGCTGCGCCGTCCTTGGGGTACTTCACGACCTTTGAACGCGCCGCCCGCCGGAGGTTTCCGGTCGGCCCCTGTGGCGTTACATCACGGAGTTTCTCAAGCGCCGGCTTTACGGCCTTTTCGAGAGCCGCCTTTATCGCCGTCGCCTGTTTTGCCTTGTCTTGAAATAGGCTCCCGAGCGCCTGCTGCATGTTGCGCAGTTCCTGCTGGTCGATGGTGATTTGAATGACCGACATTCAGTCCACCCTTTCCGTGCAGAGCAGTTCGTGTTCGCTGCGGTTCGCGTGCTCCAGGCACGACGCGATTTCGAGGATGCGGCCCCGCCACGAAACCCGCATGTTTGAGTTCAGCCCGTCGAGATACCGCATCCGAACCCGGTGCGTGATCTCCGTTTGCTGCTGTCCGCTGGTCAGGAACTCGCGGGCCGATATGCCGTCAACGCTGGCCCAGCGTTCAGCGAACGTGCCCCACGTCTGCGTAGTCTCGCCCAGAGCGTTCCGGCTTTCGGTCGCCTGCTGGACGATGATTCGCTCGCGGAGTTTGCCGGGATCAATCGCCATACATCACCAAGGTCCAGGCCGACGTGCCCGCCGTGGTGGAGATCGAGAACGACGCCGTCTCGAACGCTTCCGAAACGGCAACCTGACCGGCACGGGAATAGAGCGTCCAATCGCCGGTGCCGTCGCACTTCACGCGGCCCGCAGCGTCTGCGGAAAACGCCGCCCGGCTCACGCTTGAAAACGACACGGCAGACCCAGCGGAATCCTTGTACGTGGTTGGAGCCACGGCAACGCTGACCGCAGCTGTGCCGCAGGTGCCGGCCACGATGGCGATTTTTCCGAAGTCGTATTCGGTCGCGTGCTGCAGCGTGATCGTCTTCACTGCCCGCACGCCGGTCGCCGTGGCCGAGTCGGCAAACTGCACGTCGATGGCGAACTTGCCAAGTACGCTCACAGGTATGACCCCCACTTCGCAGAGTCGAGAAGGCTTTTCACGCCGAACGGAATCTCCGTCATGGAAATACCATCGGCCGCCATGCGCCGTTCGTACCAGTAGCCCACGAGCCAGAGGATGGCGTTGCGAATCCGCTGCTCTACGTCCGTGCCGTCCTCGCCCTTTCCGCCCCACCACGTCACCGTGACGGCGTTGTAGTCCATCAGATGCGAGGGCCATGAGCCGTTGTAGAGCGTGCGGATGACGCCGGGCACGCTGTCACGGTCAACCCGGTACTGATTCGCCGCCAGCGTAGCCGTGGTCTGGTTCTCGAGCGTGTACGTCACCGTGACCGCAGTGTAGGCCGTATGCGTTGCCATCGGCGGCCGGGGCAGTTCGACTTCGTTCGTCGGGAACGAGTCGAGGGTCATCATGTACCGCGTGTGTACGAACGTCTCATCACAGTAGGCCGCACACCACTCGCGGGCCGCAGTGATGAGCGATGCGATGTAGGCGTTGTCGGCGTCGGTATCGACGCGGCAGTGTGCCTTTGCATCGGCTAGGCTGACGGGCTCAACCTTCGGATGCGTCAGGGTCTTGATGCTTCGATACCGCACGTCGCGTAGTCCTTCGTGGTGTCACGTCGGCCCGTTCCGCGACGGGTTCGACCGCTGCCGTCTCGATCAGGTCCAGTTGTTGGTCACGCTCCGCGATGCCGTCACGAATCAGACGGACGGCGGTCGCGTCTTCGCAATCAACCAGCGTGCCGACGCTGTACGTCGAGTAGTTCTTCAACAGTCTTATTTTCACGATTCACCTACATTCCATGCAGTTGGTGGCTTTCCGTTCTCGGTGTAGTCGCCCACGTATTGGAAAACAGGGCTCCTGAGATCCTTGCCGGGCCAGACGCTGACCCACTCGCCATGGCCGATCGTCACGCGCGGCGTGACATAGACGCGGTTGCCGCCGCGGCGGAACTGCCTCCAGAACCAGATGTCAGCATCGACGCGACCGTCACCGAACTTCCCCTCGGCGTTGGGATGGTCTTGGAACCACGGCTTCGGCGTTCGCTTCAATGCCTTGGTGGAAATCAGCGTGCAGCCGAAGTGGGCGCTGTCCACCTCCTGCACCGGCTCCGCGAACCACGACATATCTAGTTCGGTCTTGCCGCCTGGAGGCGGATTGTCGAGCGTGCCGGGCAGCGTGAACATAGGACGACCGTCCTCGCGTTTCACCTGAATCGGCGCGATAGCGTCGCACTGGAATGCCATTGCCAGCGACACGATCGCCTCAACGTCCTTCCGACCCCAGAACGAATCCATGTCTGTGCAGAGGATGTATTCGGTGCTGTCAACGAACTGCTCAAGGCACCGCTGCAGGACCGGACCCCACAACGCTCCCTGCCCCAGCGTGGGGCGAATGCCGAGCGGCATGAGGGCTTGAGCCCAGCCGAACATGTTGGCAATCGGGCCGAACCGCGGGCCAGACATCACGCACTCGATCCGCACGTCTACGTCCGTACTGCCGACCTTGACGATCATGTTTTGCCTCAAAACGAGAATGGCGGGCGCGACGTTATGCCGCACCCGCCATTCAATATCGTGAGGCTGTCAAGTATCAGCCGCTGTACTTCGCGAGCACGCCCATCTCGGAGGCCGAATCGGGGCCAACCTCGGCCTTGCCGAGCCGCGCCACGATGTTGGTCGCGAGCGAGCCGACCGCAGAGGCGTCAACCTTGACGTACCGCTGCTTGCCGCGGAGGTCGAGGTCCAGACGAACGACCGACGCCTGGCTCGTCACCGCGACGCTGGCGGCCGGGGCCGACACGGTGTAGACGGAAGCCGTAGCCGCCGTCGTGTCGCCCTGGTAGAGGGCCAGCGAGTTCAGGACCGACGCCGCGGTGTGCGACGCCGTGGACGACTTCGCCACGACCACGTCAACCGAGGCGTAGGCGAAACCGAGCGTGTCGATCGTGATGGTCGCCGTGCCGGCCGTGCCCGCCGCCGAGTCACCCACAACCGTCTTGGTGGCTTCGAGATGATTCACGTTCACTGTCTCCTAGAGGGTCAAAGGGTTTGGTCAGGCGAACTTGAGACCGACGAGCGGGCCAGCCTTGCTGGTGTCGCCCAGGTCGTGAGCGACCATCGCGACGCGGGCCGTGGCGAAGGTGAGCAGCTGGTCATACTCGATGAACCGGCTGGCATCCGTCTTCACGCTGATGTCACGACGCACGCCGTAGGTAGCGGCCTGCGACAGGTCACCGAACAGGCAGGCGATCTTGCCCGTGGTGCCCGTCAGGCCCGACTCAAGCGGGTGGCACAGCACGACCGGGAAGCCGAGGAACTGGAGGCCAGCCCCTCCGGCCACGTCGGCCGCGTTGTTGCCCGCGGTGCTCACCATGAGGCGAAGCATCGAGGAGCCGTAGCCGGCCGGCGAGATGTACCACTTGGCATTCCGCCGGGCGTACAGCGGCAGCTTGGCCACCGTGTTGGAGAAGTCCGCCAGGAGCAGCTCCTCAAACTGGTCGCGGCTGGAAGTCGCCTGATAGATGCTGGCCGAG